CAATGCAGCTTCAATGCCCAGCATCTTAGTCTCAAGCTGACGTTCTAGTTCCTTTGCACCAGCAAGATTGAAAGCAAACCCATTCTCTTCTTGCTCTCTGCATATGTGTGCAACAGCATGTTCAAGGTATACACTGGTGTCAGTGAAGTCGTACATCTGCAGCTGCATGCATAGTGTTTCATACAACCTCTCTGTCACTGACACGTCACGCATACAGTACTGGATCATAGCCTCAGACAACTGACTCCAGTCATCATGATCTCCTTTAGGGAAACGTAACTTCTCACCCCATGTAGCTAGACTGTGACCACCCTGTACATCTGGATGAAACAGCCTAGACATCACCAGTGTATCCAACACACGATCGGAATGTACCCGTATGTCCCATAGCTTTTCCAGCACGGGTCCGTCAAAGCCTATGTAGTTGTGCCCGCATACGTGACCACCTCTAGCTAGTTCCTCGAACAGTGACTCCCTACAGGTATGTAGACAGTGATCCTCGTTTGGTCTCTTTGTCACCACGCAGTGTATTACCGATGGCTGGAGACCATCCGTTTCTATATCCAAGAACACTATATTCGTAGTAGGCAAGGTCCAGCTCTTCTCGCTCTGTAAGTTCTCTACTATAGCTCTTCATCTCCAAGTTCTGTTCCTGAGTAACTATCCAGTTCCCCATCTTCGACATCGTATGATTCCTCCATGTCTGATAAATGTGCATAGTCTAAGTTGCCTTCAATGGTAACATCATCTTCGATTAGAAATCTACTACAGTTACCACATAAATCAACAAACTCCCCCGACCCAGTGAACTTACGTGTTAACTCGTATTCATTGAGCATCTTGTTACATGCAACGCATCTCACTCCATTATCTCCGTCAACCGCCCTGAATCTTTATTATACAGCAACGAACAGGCTGGTCCAGTCATACCACTGAACCTGTTCTTCAGTACACGCACGTGTGTTGTGTTGCGTACCATCTTATCTTCTGCTTGTGCATTACGCTCTAGTCCAAGAACAATATCAGAAAGCTGAGCAATTGAAGCACTGCCGCGAAGCTGACCCAGACTAGTAACTGCTCCATCCTCATGTCCTTTTCCTTCTGGTCTACGTAGGTGACTAACAACAAACATACATATCTCCATCTCCTGACAGAACATACGTAGCTTGGTCATGATCTCATCAATGGCTTTACGTTCATCGCCATTGGCTTGATCTGATACCAGAATGGATATGTGATCGAGGATGATGTACCTAACACCTAGTACCTTGACTTGGTAGCGGAACCTAGCCAACACGTTCTCGATCTGGTTGGAGCCAAAGGAATCCCATAGTACAACACGGTCATCTAGATCTAACGTATTGAATACGTACTCTACCTCATCAGGGGAGTAATCACATCCGGGTAGGTGTATTGGTTTGTTGATCTGTAGACCCACTAGTCCACGGGCAGTACGGTCAGGTGTCTCTTCAAGGAATGCTAGACCTATCCTCTCGTTGGTCTGCGATGCAACGGAGAAGACTAGCTCACGCATGAACGTAGACTTACCTAGCCCAGACCCAGAACAGATGGTGACTAGCTCAGTCGGTCTCATGCCAAACGTCATGTCATCCAGTCCCTTGTAGGGATAGCGTACCTCTGCCTCCATCAGTGGCTTCTTCATCGCCTCACGGAGTGACCCTATCATCACCATGCCGTCAGGTGTGTACACCTTTGCAGCCCACCACCGTTTGATGAAGTCATCCTTGTCGGCATTCATCAGATAGTCGGAAGCATCCTTGTGTTCTCCGTGCTGATAGATCTTTGCCTTACCACCAAACAGATCTGCACACTCATGTGCCGCCTTCTTACCATGCTCATCGTTGTCAAAGCAGAAGATGATGTTGTCGAATAGATCGAGGAACTCGTACGCCTTACGACAGTCCGCCGCCGCACCCTGAGCACCATTACGAATAGACACTACGGGATACTTGTCCCCGAACATCTGGTATGCAGACAGTGCATCCATCTCTCCTTCCACCACAGTTATGTACTGCCCACCTGAAGGGAAGAGGTGTTGACCGAATAGACCAGCACGTTTCCAGTCCCCTTCGATGCTGAACTTCTTCTCAGGTGTGCGCTTTTTAACTGCAGTTAATTCGCCATCAGCTGTGTGATATCCAAAGTGTACCTCGTCACCATACAGAGTAGTGGAGTACCTCTCCATTGTACGTGCATCGAGACCCCTCTCCTGATAGCTCCTAGATTGCCCTCTAAGCTCCATTACAGGAACCCTTGGGGTTGGTACCCGATAGTCGTTAATGTCGCTCACAGAGCCTCCTGCGCTGTCTGGTGAGGGGGTAAACGTAGCACATGCGAAACAGTAGCTCGACCCATCTTCATTGTAGGACAACGCATCACTAGATCCACAATCATTACACTTCTGGTGTAGCTCCACAAAAGCCATCAATGCACCTCCTGACTAGTACCGAAACGAGAAAGGTAACGAGACTCTAGTTGCTTATCATCCATCGCTTCAAACTCCATCGCAAAAAGATTAAACAACATGTTCATTGCCTCCATGTAGTTGATGTTGTACATATGATCTTCAGTTAACTCTTCAATCATACGAGTACGTTCTGCTTGTTCCATGTTATCTCCTATTTAAATAGTAATATGTATTAGTAATACTTAATACTAATGCATAGTACTTACTGTATAGACTATATAGATTAGTATACCACACTACGCTTTCTTTTGCCAATGGATTTGTCGGCACTATTACCTCTTGATTTACTGCGCGGTTTGTGCGTCTTAACATATCGGCGTGTATTCCTTGCCATACCTTTCCTCCTTCTCGTCGTTAATATGATCCAAGAAAGCACGTAGCTTACCTGAACGTTTGAGCTTTTGCAGCGCTTGGTACTCAATGTTACGCACCATCTGACGACTGATACCTAGCTCATCAGCAATCTCTTGGTGTGTCATGTAGTACGTAAGATAACTACCCTTCTTCGGCACTGTCACGCTCCTCTTTGTACTTGGAGATATCGTCCTCGTGATACTCCTCTGCATAGTCCCAGATACAACGGTCACCTTCCCAATAGTCTTGGTAGTCGTCGTGCCATACTTCCCACTGTTCGCGTCCCATAATAAATCTCCTATTACCCGAACCTAATTACTTTACATGCTCAACAATAACCTGCGTGGTGCCACGCTTGTAGCATAGTAAACAATCCATACACTTCTGTCCAGTGCAGTTAGCTTCCCCATCGTACGACTCAGACACGTTGTTGAATACACGGTCGAACCCACGTGGTGGAGATGACATCACGTTATCTATTGTCGGATTACTATAAACAAGAATCATATTATCAGGTACATGATGCAGATTCTTACGCACAATACCCACACGCTTAGTCCACAAAGCAAAGGTAGAATGCTTGTTGTCGTCAGCTATCGCACATAAATTACGGAAGTGCTGCTCATTTATTAGCTCTCCATGCCCATGAAACCGCACGAATGCACCGGAGGTACGAGGCAGAATGAACTCAGCATCACTCGCAAGTACGTCACTATTCCTCTGGAACGCTGGTTGGCAGTTCTTCCTATAACTAGAAAGCATACTCATGCTGTAGCACTTTCCGCATATCTTGTCGGCATCGGGTCTACTAGACTCTTTGATACAGAACGGGTTCGTCGCTGTGTTGGTATTGATTGCTTGTATACCGTCCAGCTTACCCGTCATCTTACTTACACTAACGGTCGGGATCATACACCACCTCCTCTCTGATTACACGGCACTCCTCGCCGTCCTTGATATAACTATCGCAAAAATACTTTGCATTGTCAAGCGTGGAGTTGTACGAAGAGCCGTCACTATCACGCTCCTCCCACTCCCACGTCTTACGATTAAACCTCTGCACTACATACCATGTATCAATCATTTACACCTCCACATCATAGACCTTGGTGGTCTCTTCATCTTCATCACGGAACACCTGCACATCATCCTCGTTCCAGTCAATAGAACAATCCAACTCGTTGATAGCGAAGTCCATAGCAGCTTGCTCCGCATCATCCTCATCACGAGCCTTGACATTGACACGGCGACTGACAGTGATAGTCACATCGAACACGTACACATGCTCCTTCATCTTGTCATGGATCTCATCCAGCTTCACTACTGCATCGTGAAGTAATACCTCTAGCTCCTCGAACTCAGTGTTAATCGGACTGTTAACCACATCGTACTCAATGGCACTACGTATCGTATTGATGCGCCGACGATGCTCCTCTACTTCTTCCCTGCTGGTTAATAAATAAGTACTCATAACTACTACTCCTCACCAAATGAATCACGACACTCGTCGCACATATACGCTCCCGTCTTGTTACCAACGAGAACCTCCCTCGTACTGGCATCCTCATCATCGAAGATGTCCTGTACAAACCTGTCAGTACAAAGATACCAACCCCATGAATCTGTGTCAACCACACGACTGTGCACACTCTTACACAACAGACATGTAGCCGACACTTTAGTTTTGCTGAACAGATCCACTACTTCTCCCATAGTACTTCTCCATTAGTTCTTCCACGTTATCGTGCCAACACGACACACAGATGCAGTCACCGTTGTCCTCTTGGTACACATCCTTCTCATTGCGAAACCACTCATCGCACACAACACACTCAAAGACCATAGACATCAGAACATCTCCTCCGCCATCTCTAGCATCATCTCAATCTCATCAGGACTACTCCACTCATCAGGGTACGGTGACATATCCTGCGCTGTTCGTATCAACTCCATCATCTCAGGTGAATAGATAGGGCTGTGCTTACACGTAAGTAGTGGCGGCTCGTAACCAAACGCACCACACCCATGTTTTAAGAACAGCTTGACAGCATCCTTGTATGACGCTCCCTCCACATCATGAAGCTCGTCATGATCCCACGGTTCACCACAATACCTACAATGAATATCCATTGTCACTCCTCCTATGAATTAACACGACCATCAGGTTCGATGCATAACCACATACCACACCACTTAACAACAACAGCAGGATCACACACCATCGGCTCAACCGTACGCCTAAACGTACGATACGACATACCTTGATCAGACTGTCTCCACTTCCGCAACAACGCCTGTTGCTGATTCTTAGTCAATGCAATCATTAGTCAAACCTCCCAACACGTTGATTACCTACGCTGTCCTTGATGCCGAATATCGAATAAGGATACGCCCACATCGTCCACCCGTTGAAGTCAACACGAGCGAACGGCTCCATCTTCTCATGCTCATTGTGGTAAACACCATCGTCGTCGATGTCACCCTTCCAATGATCACTGAAGCCGCCCCATTGATACAAGCTGTTCATCTCATCAGCTACTGTACTGATACCGCCACCTTCGAACCTAGCCGCTACAACACCACGACCAAAGAACTCAGGGACGATGCCCAACCACTCACGATCAGCACGATCGTCGAAATATTGAATCATCATAATATTAACTCCAGTTAATTTGTAGGACATAGCATGATCACCATACGTCGCCTGACGGCAACACACCACACCACACTATGTACCTATTATCTCCTAAATGAGAATCATTGTCAAATAGGATTTCAGGCATAAAAAAACCGCTCTTTCGAGCGGCTGAGGTGTTACGGTGTAGGCGGGTCTTACAATGTCTCGTTGATGATCGCTTTGATCTCATCGTTGGTGTAACCATTCTCATGGGCTTTTTGAACGAACTCGCTCAGTAGGTGGCGCAGTGCTGGTGCATCGCTAGCGAGTGGCTCTGATTCTGATTCAGTCTCCGGTGATGGTTCTGACTGATCAGCTGTCTCAGTCTCTGCTGTTTTTGGTGCCAGCTTCTCGTATAGTTCAGTGAGTCCGCTAGCATCCTTCGCCATCGCCTTGACTAGTTTCTGGCCGTCAGCTGGTGACTTGAGTCCGTGCCAGTCGTTCAGCTTTTTGTCGGTCGCTGTCCATGTCTTAGCAATTCGACGTGCGCGGCTGATCATTACCTTAACGGATGATTCAGGTTTACCGCCTGCAACGAGTCCGCCTTCATAACCGCCGATGAACTCCGCGATATCCTCTTTTGTCTTGACGTTGGTCAACCCCTTGATCATTGCCGCCATCGGCTTAAGATCTGCTTCTAGTTGTGCTTTTGCTACTGTGGCGCCTGCGCCTCTATTGTCAATGTTAGTCATGATATTAACTCCAGTTAATTTCTAATTGAGAATCATTCTCATCGCCATCACGGAATTGTGGTGGCAAGGGAAGTATCTCAAATCACATAGAGAATGTCAAATTAACTCCAGTTAATCGTCGGCAGCCTAAAGGGTACTTCACAGTCTCTCACATGCACATAATTGACCCCATGTCAACAGCGCAATTACCGTGCCAATAGCAATATCTGTGCCAAAAACACACACGGGGGGCCGTATACTATACTGTGTTACGTAGTAGTAGCCACTCAGACACAAAAAAGAGCAAAATTGGAAGACGTTATTACTAGATCTTTTAGTTATATATCAATAATTTACTATAATCCTAGGGCATAAGACTAATCTGCACTGTAAAATCACAGAATCTGCACTGTAAATACAATGTTTTTTCCCTACAGGGGTTGACAAATGCTAA